GACCATGCCGCCTTTTTTCATTCCACGAGCTTCACGCGGACGACCCGAAGCTGTAACGCCCTCTTCTGCAGCGCCAGCACCAAAAATTTTTGCATCATCTTCAGGTGTAGTCATCATGGGTGCGCGTCCAGCAGCGGGCTTTTTAGAACTTGCCAAATTAGTGGTGTACTTCTTGCCGTTGAACATAAAAGTTTTGTCGCCAGCACGCCGCGCTGCAGCAAAAGCTGTACCAAACCGGGATGTCTTTGCAGACTTAGCAAGCCCCATCGGCTTTATGTCGCCTGTTTCTTGATCCCGAGCGCCACTAAACGGATCTACATCATCACCTTGAAATGGGTTTGCCATTTATTTACCCCTTTTGAACAAGTGCATCAATTTTTGCTTCAAGCCTGTTAAACCGTTGGTCAATGTGGTCAACAAACTTGTCCATTTCTGCTTGAGTGACGTTATCACGGGCCACCTCTTCTCTAGTTTTGTTAATCAAAATGTTGAGTCGCTGTATCTCAGATGCCTTCTCATGCCCAATATAGGCCAAGACACCCAACAGTACGGTCAACACCATATTCCAAAGCATCATCTCCATATCAACACTTCCACGCCCGCAGGCTCTTATTGATACGGCTGTTTGGATCATTAGCGGTTTTAGCGCTAGTTAACTTCTTTTTCATGCCTGTCATGCGGGCGCAGAAAGACTTCTTGCGTGAGCCACCTTCAGGTTGCGGAGCCTTCAAACCGGGCTTACCGGGGTTGGCAGCGTTGTACGATGCCCGCCCCTTTGCGTTTAGCCCACCTTTTGGGTTTTTGCCTTCTTTACGTTGCCATGCAGGAGACTTAGCCATACATCACCCATAAATAAGTGTCATGGACGTTGTTCCAGTAACGGTACCGTGCAAGTCAGACTCACACAAAATACCTTCACCGGGCAACGGAATGATGGTGTACCCAGCCGCAGTGCTAGCCGACGTATTAACGGTCATCAGAATTGTTCCTGATGCACCGCCCGCACGAATTACAACTGACCCAGCCGTACCGTTAATTGCATAAATTGTTTTTATGCGGGTACGTTGGATTGCAACCCCTTGCTGATTAAGAAAGGGGCCAGTTAGCGTTAGCGGCTGTGTCGCTAGAACGTCATATTGCATAGTAGGCATCTGAGCCTCCTATTAAACGCTCTGTTGACCAGATAACGGATCAGTTACGTAGTAAAGGATCGTTCCGCCTACAGTGCCAGTGCCGGGAGTGCCGCCAACAGCGTTCGTGATGTACACGTTTTCTGTTGCGCTCATTACCGAACCTAAGCCTGTACCTGCACCGCTTGCGCCGGGGGCAAAAGACCCGATAGCAGCACAAGATGCGTTGTCAAGAAGGGCGTTGGCAGAAGAAGGCGATCCATCAATAGCTTGATAGCCAAGATCAATCTGACCGGTGCCAATATCGTTAATAACAATTTGCGTTATAACTGCGCCAGCCGGAAGAATTAATTCTGGAGCGTTTGCTACGCTAGAAACTTTAACCGTACCGGCAGAGCCAGCAGCGGCAATATAAAAAGTTGCAGCCATGACGCCGGAACCGCAATATGCTTGGCGGGTTTGATCCCCACCGCCCGAACGCCAAATACTTTGGGTAGTTGAAACAGCCATGTTAGTTTTCCTTTGTGTAGTAGCACATCGTCATGGATTCTCTACTAAGTCTGCTAGGTCAGTATCCATGACTAAAAAATCCTAGTCCAGTACAGCATACAGCAAAAGGGGGGTTTTGCAACCCCCCTCTGTCCTACTTAAGCACCCTGCGATCCGTACATACCGAGCGGATCAGACCAGCCGAAGCTGTAACGCTCACGAGCCTTGTAACGTACGTTACCGGTGTCAAAGTCACCGTCCATGCTGTTTTGCATAGGCGTACGAACAAAATGCTTCATGCCGTTGGGCACGTCTGTGCAAAGGAACCAAGCATCCGGGTCGGTCAACCAGTGGTTAATTGCATAACCTTCGGGGATCGAACCGTTGTTTTTGATTGCGTTGACATCGTTGTCATTCGTACCAACACGCAGTGAAGTCTCAAGCAAACGAGTTGCAATAAACTGCAGTGAGGGAGGAATGATCAACTTACGGGGCTTAGCGGCGATCAGCAGACCACGCTCGTCCGTCCAAGCAGCGATCTGAATAACGGCGGCTTCCAGAGAAGTCTCGTTAAGGTCAGAAGCGACTGCAGGGATGTTGGAGTTGGTACCGCCAGATACGAGTGGGTGGGCGTTAGAAAACAGAGGAACGCCGTCGCCACCGTCATAAGCACCAGAGGTATTGAAACCGTTGTTCAACACGTTAGCGGATTTAACTTGCTTGGTATAAGCCATTGAGCGAGCCAAAGCCTTGGTATAACGTGAGGACAGGCTGTCGTACAGGTTGTCTTCGATTGCTTCTTCAGTGATCGAAAAGCCCTGTGCGATGGTTTCGTGGGTATACCGGGCAGTGAAAGCTTCCTGCGCATTGTCATAAGCAATTGCAGCGCCTTCAGACTTGACCGGGGCAGCCCCGAAGCCAGACAGCTTGGTTTCTTCTTCAAACGAACGCTCAGAGTTCTCAGTTTCGTAGATCTCTTTGTGTTCTTCGCCGTAACGGCTGTACTCCAAACCAAACAAAGCATTAAGCCCGGGGAGGAGTTCCTTTAGTAGTTGCGAACGTGAAATAGCCATTTAGAATCTCCTTATACACCAAGCGAATTGGTGTACGAATGCACACCCATGTTGAACTTAACAATGATGTCGGGGTAGGCGTCTGTGGCAGAAGCACTAACTACGTCAACAATTCGCATTGCCAAAGTAGAAGTTGCAGCCAAAGAAGCACCGTTTACACCAACAGCCAAAGCCGTGTTTGCCAGACCAGTAGTAGCGGAACCGCTAAAACCAGACAGAGCAGCGTTTTTACCAACTGCGCCAGCAGGACCGTTGGTCAGTGTACCGAAGGCAGCGGTGCCTTGAATCTGGTACAACTGGTCAGGATCGTCACAAACGCGGATAAGCACGTTTGAGTAGCCGTTGTTAAGGGCGTTAGCTGGGAGGTACTGACCCCACAGGGAATAACCCAAAGTAGGATCGGTGTACTGAACACCCAAGCAAACACCTAAAATGCCAGCATCAGCATCAGCAGCGTTGGGAATGTCCATTCCGGTTGGGGAAGCAGTAATTGCTGAAGGGTTGCCGTTGGCGTCCAGAACAATTACAGCACCAGTGTAAAAAGCAGTAGCAACGTTATCCGATAGAACAATGTCACGGATGACGCCACCATTAAAAGCCTGTCCACCGATCAAATTGATCGGCTTAAGACCGTAAGGGCTAGAAGTAGCAGCCATTTTGACCTCTCATAAAAAGTTATTTAGAACCAGATCCAAACCCATTTCCACGCGTTGATGTCGACCTATTGTCGCTAAACAACGGCATCCGTGGGTCACTTTGTCTTAGGAATGCGTTATCAACGGATTCCGCTTGTGCTTGTGCGTGATTTGCAAAATGCTTATTTCGTGACTCTGCCAGTTCTTCAGGCTGAGAACACAAAAGAAGACCCTGCACTTCAACGTTTCCATTCTTATCGCCTTCGAGCATCAATTCGGGGTAATCCTCCGCCTTGACGGGTTCCCAGTGCTCACGCATTCTTTTGGATACGTTCGTAGACAACGGTTGCCCTAAAAGAGAAATGGCAACCCAACGATGACGTAAGCCGTCGCGTGGCTCTGGTGTTGGGAGAGTGCTAGCCGGAACGTACTGCGTCCGCGCTTCGCGCTCACGAGTTTGAAGCGTTCTAGGTTTGCGCTCTTGCGCACCATCACGACTAATTCTTTCAGACATGGTCAGATCTCCGAGTTAAGTTTTAAAACTTCTTTTGCATACTGTTCATTGGTTAAGTTAAATTTCCGAGCCAAAGCTTCTTGGGACTTCGTCAATGTAACTTTTACACCTCTGCCCGCAGTACGAGTCGGGGCGGCTACAACGCTAGCCGAGCGTTTCGGTAGTTCTTTCCGCGTCTCACCAAAATAATCGGGAAACACTTCACGCAAGCGAGCATCAATTCGCTCGTAGTAAGTATCGCTCCGAGGATCGACACCGTTCTCGACCAGCTTTTTATGCACCCCCAACGCGAGACTGGTCATCTCATCATCTGTCCCAAACCATTGGTTCCGGGCTTGCCATCTAGCCGCCTTTTCGTCGACTCTGGCAGATGATTGTTGTGGCGTTGTCTGACTATATACATCTTCTTCAGGGATTTGTAAAGCATTTGGTTTAAAAGATTTTGCTTGTTCAAATCGGTACCGGGCCGCAGCCAGTTCTTCTTGCGCTGCAATAATCTGGTCGGTGTCGTACGATTCTTGGGCTTCTTTAACCTTTTGGCGGGCAGCTTGTAGCTCCAACTCAGCCTTGGAACTGGCTGATTCGGTCATGTACTGGGCGCTTTGATTGTAGATTTCCCGCAACTTGCGGTTTTCCTCAAACAACTGCTGGGCTACCCGGGCTGCTTCCTCCCTCTCACGAAGAGCCGATTCTTTGGCGCGTCGTTCGTCATGGCGAGCATGGCTCAACTCCTTGATCCGCTTTTGGACTTTGTCGCTGTACTCAGCGATTTCTTCTTCCGATGGATCGTCAACGTCCCTGTCTAACGGCTTGCGGTTGCGGTCTTGCGGTGGGGCATCATCAACCACCTCAAGCTCAATATCGCCTTCCGTCTCAATATTTACCGAAGTTGATTCATTCTCGTCATCACGATCAATACTATCTTTATCTTGAATTGCCATTTATACCTCCTGTTAAGCGCGGGTATAACCGCGTGGATCTTCAACCACTGCCTCGACCTGATCGTCGTTTAGCAAGCGAAATTCCCGTCCGTGAATTTTGAACCGGGTACCTGAGTAAGCCCTTACTAACACAAAGTCACCTTCCTTACACCAAGCACCTTGTGGGAACTTCTTGTCGTCCTTGTAGGCGTCGGGTCCGGTGGCAACCACGAAAAGCACGGTAGTGCTGTGTTCTTCGATTTTTGCTATTGATTCAGGCTTTAGCACGTCCGTACCGCTGAACTTGTCTTCTACCTCTGGGATGGCGCACAGTATCTTCCAGCCCGTAGGCTTTGGTAGCTGGGTTGCCTTTTCTACAGCTTCTACTTCCTTTACTGCTTCCGCGATGTCAGTCATCGGACTCCTCAACTTTCTTTGCAAGGGCAAGTAAGTGTGCCTCTGCTAACGCCAGCCCATGAATGACGCCACAGAGTTTTTGATACTCATCAAAACTTTTGCAACTGCCGCCAGCAATATCGTCAGCGTAGTTGTTTAAATCCTCTCGGATTTTTTTGCGTAGAACTTCTACGAAAGTTTGCTCCATTAA